AACCAGTGGACTCGCGGGTCTGTGGGTTGACAGAAAACACACCAGCAATGGTGAACACATCGCCAGCCACAACAGTTGCAGAACCAGTGCCGCCGTCAATGCTGATTGTCGATTGGCCTTGGGTGCTAACAGTGCCGTTCACCAAGATCGTGTCAGTCGTCGAACGTGTGCCGGTGGTGTGAACCTTGATGGACTGGCTCATGTTGACTTCTTCAAAGCCCAGAACACCAGTACCCATCATGCCGTTCTTGAACTGGCGTGACACGGTGTCGGTTGGGTTAAACAAGCCTTTCATGCCTTCAACCAAGCCAGCGTTGGCGGCAGGGTTGACGGTGGCGTAGCGCGGCGACATCACGGCGGCGTTTTCGTTCAGCTTCTGCTGGGCTTGCAACAGCACCAGTGAAGTAGCAGGGGTCGTGCCAGGAGTGCCGACGGTCGAGTAGATCGACTTGTAGGCGTTGGCAACGTCTGCGTCAATGCTGGAGGCCAACTGCGAGATACGGGGTTTCAGTACCCGGTCTGCGAAGTCGTCCATCTGCATAGTCAGTTCAGCGGAGGTAAAGTTCACGCCGATGTGCTTTTGGCTTGCCACGGTCAGGGTCGTGAACTGCTCGTTGTCGTCCTGAACTTGCAGGGCGGCACCGTCAGTGACCAGAGCGCGGTCAGGCAGGCGGATACGCAGGGTAGAACCAATCTTGGCACCGTTAACAGCAAAGCTGTCATCGTACTGGCGGTTCACGTTGCGGGTGATCACAAGGTTGTTCTCGAGAATTTCGAGAGCTTTCCGGGTGATCATGTCAATGGTAAGAATGCTATTAGCCACGATATTTCCTTGAAAAACAAATTAAAACTTACGCGCTTGTTGCGCTTTCACTTGCCTTGCTCTTTCGGCCTCAATCCACTGACTGGTTGTCATGGTCTTGGTAGACCGTGGATCAGTCGTGTCGTAAGACCCAGAACCCACCCCTCGGGCGGTGACTGGTGAAATCGGTTCAGGCGCACCAGAAGTGCGTTTTTGAACGGGGTTATCGGCTAACTTAGCCTCAAGCCGTCCAAGCTCTTTTGCCTGCAAAATAGGCGATAGTCGAGAAATACGATCTGCCTCTTTCGGATTTGAGCCAAGGTGATAAACCAAGTCAGGCCCAATGTCCGACGATTGAATCGTTTGCGCCATCACGGTTGTGATCTTCAGGTTCGGGTTGTAGGCAACTTGTTCAAAGTCGCTGTACTTAGACCGAGCCGTTTCTTCACGCTCATGATAGTTATCAAGAATCTCAGCTTGCTGTTTCTGGATTTCCCGCTGCTCAATCAGCTTATAAGCCTTGGCTTCTGCGTAAGCATCAACCGACTCAAACTGATCTTGCGGAGGTAAGTCCACTGCCACTGGTGGCGCAGGCTGTCGCTCTCGTTCCCACTTTCGCTGCTCTCTTGCGAGACGTTTTCCAATTGCGGCATCAAGTTCCTCTTGCGAGAATGTCTTGGGAGCCTCAACTTCCGGCGTTTCAACTACAGGTTCTGGTGTGGCCGCCGTGGCTTCCAGTTCCGGCGCGGGGGCTAACTCCGCTGATTGCTCTACTTCTGACATTTTGAATCCTGAGATTCCCTGGTCATTGGGCCAGTACAAATATTATAGACCTTCCCCCGGCGTTATGTAAAGAACACAAGAAGAAGCCGCAGTTGCGGTGAAATACCAAGTTGGCGGGAAGCTGAAAACTTCCACGGCGCCAGCCACAATGGGCATGGCATTGCCGGTTGTAGTGACTGCCGCAGCGTTAGTTGCCGCAATAGCGGCAGTTGCACCGGCCCCTAAAAACGCCGTTACTGAACCAACATTTACAACCCGGTATTGGTTACGGGGCGGTATTGAAGCAGTAAAGTTAGGCAGAATTTGTACGGCAGTAGGTGCGCTGGTGTTTGCGGTAATAGCCGCCGTAGCGCCGTTCTGGATGAATGCAGTGGTATCAGTCATGTTTGTCTTTCAAGTTTGTTCAGCGGCTCGTGCCTCAACTTCATACGGATTCATTTTATAGCCATAGCGCAACAGCCAATAGCTGTACTTGATCAGGTAGGCCAGCTTGCCATCACGTTGCATCTGTTCCAGGTGTTTGCGCTCGTGCCGGATCAGGCCTTGGTGCATCTCGTAGCCGGGGGCAAGGTAGATCACATTCCAAAACGATGCCCAGCCTTGGAAACCACAGGCTTTCATGTACAGCAGGATTAGGCCGGTGGCGGTGTGGGTCATGGCTTGTTATGCGTTGTAATACGGAATTTTTCTTTCAGTGCCATTAATAATGACTGTGGCGTAGCCTACAGGTGTAGCTGGCAAAGCTGAAGCACCCCCGGCAGCGCCAATTGTTGTGGTTAATGTTCCAGTAATGTCTATCAGTTTCTTGGTTGTATTTGAAAGAGTTCTAAACCCGCCAGAAAAAAATGTGCTGCTGTTATTGCCGATATACTCATTTGTAACAGTGGCCCCGCTAGTCATAACAAAATCACCAACAAAGTGATTATCATAGATATACAAATTTGTATATGTCATAGAACCAGCGCTGCTACCAAAACTCCAAGCATTAATTGGGGAAGCAAATGCAATGATATTTTTGGTGATAACGAAAAGGGTGATCGTTGGCCCGTTTTCAGCCTGAATACTTGGATACCCAAAATTAACCGCACCGTAGGAACTATCCCAAAAATTCCCGTCAATAGACAGTGTGTCCAGCGTGTATGTAGCTGAAGCAAAGTTAAAAACGATGTTTTCAGAAATCGTGCCGTAGTTTGTTGCCGTGGTCGTATCGAGATTCAAGAACGAGTTGCCCTTGATGACGACCGACTTCATGCTGGCATGTATGTTGATGCGGCCTAGAGATCGGCATCTGCTGAAGGTATTGTTAGTGATTTGATACTCAGTGGTTGCAGCAACAGAACTTCCTTGGAAATACCAGCAGTGATCGACGTTCATCACACTGTTGTTCGTAATGACGTTTACCCCGCCGCTGTCTGGCGGGCGAAAGAACGTTAAATTGTTAAACCCCCCAAGATCAACCGTGTTGTTTGCGATCACAGCCCGACCTGCCGCGCCGTTGTTTGCACCACCTGAAACGACGTCAGTTTGGCTGCTTGGTCCAACAGTCCACAGAATCGCGTTGTTGGAAACGTTGACGACATAGGACGAGCGCTCAATATTAAGAATTCCATTGACCAAAGAATTACCAGTTACTGAGAGTGTCTTAACTGTATGAAACCCCATTTGAAGACCAGTCAAATGCGTATTAGGTGTATCGGTTCTGAACGTATTACCAGTTACAGTATATGTCTCACCAACAAAAGTAGGTGCTGATTGCGGTTTTAAATATGATTTAATAAAAGTATTGTTTGAAACGATTGTGTTGTTGCTGTCCTGAGTCTTGAACCCACCAGCCACCAGAGACAAAGTTTCATCAATTACGTTATCAGTAATGATGAGGACGTTTTTGCGGTCAAGCACCCCTGGATTGGGCACGTTGTTTTGGACGCGATCACCCGAGCAAGAATTACCAGTAAACCACAGCCGACCCTTTGTCAGAAAGGTAGTGGCGTCGCCTGAGATGTTAACAAACAAATTTTTGGCGTTTTCCTCAAAGCAGTTTTGGACTCGAATATCGCCTGTCATGTCGAGGTCAATTGCTACTCCGACCATGTTTTTAAAATGCACGTTATCGATAGTGACGTTAATGCAAGAAGCAACTGCGTTAGTGCTGCCTACAACGCCAGCACGGTTGGCATTGCCTGCAAATGAACCACCCCACGTTGCCGCTGTGTTTAAGGTGTCATTGGCTCTATTACCATCAACTGTCCCATCTTTGATAACTATATTGTCGCCTGTTAAGTAAAAAACGGGCGCAAAACCACCTGCGAAAAATACAGTAGCGTTTCCAGTAAATGTTGCTACCGATTGATCCCCTAAAACCGCTGGACGTTTTTTAATCGTGGCCGGACCAAGATTGACGACACACCCATCCAAAACTTTTAAAGCGTAAACAAGGTATGTCCCGGCTGGAAACATTAACTCCCTGCCAGCAGCGGCGTTCAACGCAAGTTGAATGGCTGCCGTATCATCAGCAACACCGTCACCTACAGCGCCATAGTCAAGTACGTTTACTGGCGCACCAGTAATCATTGAATAGGAAACTTTGGTTAAAGACATAACTTACCTTAAACAGAAGTGACGGTTTCCCAAGCAGTTGCGCCGCCGATACGCAACTTATTGAGTGTGGTGTCAAAATACATTGCACCTTTGACGTAAGCAGGAGCGCCAGCGGTGGTTGCTTGGACAGGTGAAATAGTGCCGTTAAATATGGCAATAGAGCCGTTGAAATACGCACGCACATTCCCATCCCCGTCCGACAGCACAACAAAGTTTGACCCAGTGGCAGAGATTGGTGCAGCAGAGCCTGTGTAGCTGCCGAGGATGACGTTCTTGGCTCCGGTGGTGACTGCTGAACCGGAACTGTAGCCAAAGAACTGATTGCCGATGCCAGTGGATAAAAAACCAGCGGAAGCGCCTACGGCTGTTGAGTTGCCTGCGGTGGTGGTGGAACTTAGCGTCTGTGAGCCAATGGCTGTATTTGAACTGGAGGTGCTAGCTACACTCAGTACAAAGTCACCTACCCCTACGTTGTATTGGCCGCTGGTCAAGAATGGCGCACACCGAGAACCAACCGCCGTGTTTTGTGAAGCAGTAACACGTTTTAATGCGGTAAACCCTACAGCAGTAATGTCGTTGCTTGTGCTGGTAAGTTGAGCAGCTTGATACCCTATGGCGGTGTTAAGTATCCCAGTGGAATTAGTTGCTAAGGCACTATCACCCACCGCCACGCTTCGGTCGCCCGTCGTGTTCGCCGCCAAAGCACTAGCACCCACCGCCGTATTCGTAGCCACAGCACCAGCACCACGGCCCACGGTCAAACCCTGAACAACAGCGCCACCTGTGAGGGTGGAGACACCTGTTACGCCAAGGGTTCCGCTTAACGTCTCTGACGCCCCTGCTATCGTGCCAGTCAAAGTTGGACTGGCGGACAGTACCGTGCTACCTGTACCTGTGCTGGTGGTTACGCCAGTGCCTCCATTAAGTACGGGCAAGACGCCTGTGATTTGGCTGGCGTTGATGACTGAGGTTGTGGTTTTTAGCATGGCAATTCCTAGCTGTAAACAAATTCAATAGTGGATGTATAAGGCGGTGCTTCGCTAAACGTGAGCGTGTTGCCGCTGACAGTGTAGGTGTTCTTATTCTGGTAAACACCATTGATAAAAACAGCGCTTAGACCACTAAGAACGGTAAAAGCAACTTGCGAACCCGTGCCAATAGCGTTACTAGCAAAGGTGCTGCCGGTGATGTTGTCAACCGTCCAGATCAGCACATTGGTGCTGTCGTACAGCGCAAACTTATAACTAGCCCCAGCAAGCCACACATTGGCCTCGCCACGGCTGTCCAAGATGATAGGGTTAGTGTTGGCGCTAACACCAGTGGAATCGGTGTAGGACGCCAATGGAGTCGTTGAACCGGCAGCATAGGTGTACAGCTTTCCCCCCACCAACGGTGCGCCATTAGCATCAAAAAATTGCAGCTTGGGCGTTGGGGCTAGGGTACTCATGCTAAGAACCTTAATTTGTACAGCGTTGTCAAATACAACTCAACGATATTATCTATCAATTGCTGCAACGTAGAGTCAGACTTATCGCACACATCGTATCGACCCTTTTCGATTTCGGCAAGTTGGTCTTGCAGGAACTCAATAATGTTGGTCGTTTTCTTGGCAGCAGGGATTGCAATAGGGCCAATCAGGCCATTTCGGCCTTGGTAGGCTTCCGCAAACGCATCCGCCACATCAATCACGCTGTCGTAGAACGTATTTAACGCCATGTGCTTGGAGTAGCTGCGGGTGTTCAAATGCACCGAATGGGCCACGTTACGGCCCAAAAACAGTATGCCCATTAGTTGCGCGGCTGTCATTGCATGGCTCCTTCAACGTCCATTTGCTGCTCTGGCATATCCGGCATTTGACCGCCTTGCGATTCCATTGCCGCAGCAACCACGCCCATAGCAATGTCTTGAATCTGCTGCTCAGTCATACCGGCTTGCACCGCACTGATGCGTTTGGTTTCAGCATCGTATGCTTTGACCTCGGCCTCAAATTCTTTGACCTTCAGCGTCTGCGCTTCCATCGACTGCTGGACGTTTTGCAGCATTTCTTGCATCTGCTGCATTTCCTGACCCATAGCCTGCATCTGCATATTGGCCGCTTGCAGGGCTGGGTCGTTGTCATCACCCATAAGTTTGGGGTCGATGGTCTTAGCCAGCCGTTTAGCCAACTCATCAGCACCAGGCCAGTCCATGTTCTTGACAAACAAGTCACCAGCCACAGCCCACAGTTGCGGGTTGCCTTGCAGCAGGTTTGCCATTTCTTCCCGAGTCTCGACCCGCTTGGTGCTGTAGCTTGGGCCGGTAGTCACCACCACATCGTACTTGCCGACGTTGGGGTTGTAAATCTTGTCAATCTCAATGCCCTGCTGGTTAACAATCCGCTTAACCGGCTCCGGCTGCGACGGGTCAATCTTTGCCATGTCGGTAACGCCATCCTCGCCAATAATCCGAGCCACCCGCTGGGTGTCGTAGATTTTGGGGATCATGTCCACCAGTTGGCGAGTCACATAGCGAATGGCCCGGGCCAGGTTGTCAACGTAATGGTAAGTGCCAACATCACCTTCGCGCTGCCGGGCAAGAATGGCTTTGCCGCTGCGCTCGTTGCCGCCCATGCCCAAACTAGCGTTGTACTGCCCTGTGGCCGCTTTGATGTCCTCAGAAGCACCCGATTTGGCTTGTAAAAGGCCACTAGACGCCATTGGTGGCTGCGCACGCTGGGGTAGTGGCAGAGTTGCACCAGCGCCGTCTGTAACGTCTGGATTGACTTCCAGATACGGCCAGTTGGTGGTGTTGGCAGTCTTCCACTGCAACTCGTAGCCTTCAAACTGCCCACCGTAGCCAATGAACGGCGCTTTAGGTGCCAAGGCCAGCATCTCGGCCTCTTGGCTCACCCAATAGTTGTACATACGCTGGGCGTCTTTGGCATTACGCACCAGACCAGAGACATAAATCTGCCCGTCGACCTCGAATTCATTACCCACCACTCGAACGATAGGAATGTACTTACCAGCCCAATCGCGCTTCTCCAGCACCTCGTAACCGTTGGTTTTGACCCAGCAAACCTTCTGCCGCTGCACAACCCGGTTCTTTAGCGGCTTGCCGTAGAGTGCTTTCAGTTGCTTGTCATCAGGCGTGTTGTTGAACGCCGTGATGTTGTTGGGGTACAGGTTCAGCGTCTCAGGCTTGTACTCTACGTAGAAATACTCAGCAATCCGCACTGTCTCATCCCGCAGCCATTGCGTCAAGTCTTGGTCGCCAATGCCAAGGGACTGCAAACTGCTAATCGGCGCGGCATCTGGGTACAGGCGCTCGTACTCGTCCTTGGGTACATCTTCCGTGACAAAGCACCACCGCGCATCCGCACCGCATGGGTCTTGGATAGCGGGATCCATGAACACCGAAAATGAATTCCGAACCCGGCCAATCTTCAAGTCTTGGTCAAAACTGTTCTCATCGCAATACTCAGTCAGTACCCTAATGTAGCCTTCACCGTAGGTGACCTGGTTCTCGCAAGCCGTGTCGTAGGCCGTGTCGGCGTCACTGATGTATTCAATGTGCCGCACGATGCCGTTGAAAATTTCCGCCATCTCCGTATTGCCAATCTCGTCGGCAGGGATGACTTTACCGCTTGGGCGGTTGTGGCGCTGGTCGTTGGTAACTTGCCGAACGTGCTGCGGCAGCTTGTTAATAGTCAGGCAGGGACGGGCATTGATGGTCTGCCCTTGGACAGCACCGCGAGTCGCCAGTACGTCAGCAGGCCATTGCCACTGGTTGTCCGGGCTACCCGCCATGAACCGCAAGTCATCCAGTTCGTTGCTGCGCGAGTCGCTGTAGGCATCCACCGCCATAGTAAGGCGTGAGCGCATCGTCGCCAACATATCGCGCTGGTCGTCCTGCTCGCCCGGCCCCCCGCCAACATTGGCAACCTGACCGACCTTGTTGATGCCCGTGTAGTCAGCCATGTTATTTCTTTTTCATTGGTTTGGCAGCTTCACGTTTTACTGAATACGCAATTGCCACGGCTTGCTTGATCGGTTTGCCAGCGGCAACTTCAGCCCTTACATTCTTGCGGAATGCTTCGGGTGACTTAGATTTGACGAGTGGCATACCAATCCTTTACGATGGTTGAACGTGCAATATGGAAAAATTGATCTTCAACGTATCCGTGTATGCGTTGCTTGACACATTGTCCAAATTGATTGTAAATGCACCGTCTTGCACCGTTACCACAGCAATAAGGTACGCAAAGGTGGCAGTAGCGCCGGACGCAATGTTTACAATTACTGTGTCCAAAGCAGAGACTTGGCTGTTGTTAACAACAAACGCAACTTTAGCGTTAGGTGCCATTTGCGCGTTTGTCGTTGTGATCGTACCCGCCGTTTTGTTAATTGTTACGGCTGACGCTTTGTTGCCGGTTTGTGTAACCGTGCCATACGCGCCGTTGGTATAGCCAAGTTGTGAATTAGCGTAAATTACCGCAGCATTAACGGTGTCCGCGCCAATGATATCTTGATCAAGATAAGCAACGCCAATAGGTTTGGTATTCGCCATGTTATTTCTTCTTCGCAGTCTTGGCAGACTCTTTAAAGGCTTGCTTGGTTGGAGCGCCAGCCGTGCCGGGCTTCCTCATCTTCTCGCCAGAGCCAGCTTTGATGCGCTCCTGCTTGGCGTGAATTGCAGCGTATAAGCCTGGTTTGGTAGATTTCATGTCAGCACTTCCATCGTTTAAGAGCAGCCTTGGCGCGTTCGCCATCTTTGGCATTAGCCGCTACCGCACCCATCCGGGCGCAAAATGAATCCTTGCGGCCTTGGTCTGCCTTGGTCTTTGGGTTAGGCGCAGGAGCCTTCAAGTTAGAGCCAGTAGCAGCATTGTACTTTTCTCGGCCCTTGGCAGTCAGACCCGCACCTTTGCTGACCGGCAACTTCTCGCCACGCCCAACTGATAAAGATACGCTTTTCTTAGTCATGACCCCATCCATCCAGTTGATACCGCCGAATGATTTGAGTACTGCCGAACAGACGGAATTTTGTACTCACGATGCGCCACAGGAAAAGCAAACGTCACACAGATAGCATCCGCAGCATCTGGACTGGCTAAACCCCGTGCTTTCATCTCTTTCTTGCTCTCCAAGAAGATCGTACCCCGTGAATCAGGCTTCATCAAGGGCGAAATTAGGTCTGTCTTCAAAAACCTATCGTGCGGAATACTAGCAGATTTCAACCACGCTTTCATATCCCCCCACATCTGCGCCCTCATATTTCCATACATTATCGGGTTTTTTGACTTGTTCCCAAAGTTCACCCCCTTGATCTTGTACCGCTGCTCCTTGAGCCTATCCACAATCCCCGCCCCCAACCCACCCTCATCAATTACGACTAACGTCGGTTTGTACTCCTCAATCGCCTCAATGATATGCCCCACCACCGTCATGGTGTCATCCCCCCGGTACTTCTTGATTGCCACAATATCCCGCCCCTGTCTGACCGCAATCACAGTCGCATCCGCCCCAAACCGCGCAGGATCCACACCAATAATGATCGGTGCCGTCCCATCCTTGTACTTAGGCCGCTTCATCGCCTCATCCACCACATCCGACGGTATAAACTGGTCATCCCCCGCCCGTGGGAACTCACCATACACCTCAACGTGCGCCTGGGCACTGTCCGGCCCGTACTCCGCAATAATCCGTTCATAAACCGCCTTGTCCGTCCCCTCCACCGTCCGCGCATCCACCACCTTAGTCGCCCAAAAGTCCCGCTTTGAGTGAAAAGTCTCGTAAAAGTACCCCGTGTTTCTACGCGGATTGGAGAATGCCAGCCAAAAACGATTCGGCGTGTTTTCCGTGAAGAATCCACCAGTGACCGACCAAATCGAGTCATCAATACCACTCGCTTCGTCAAAAATCACCAGCACACCGTCAAAATTGTGCACACCAGCATAAGCATCCGGGTTCTCAGCACTCCAAAGCCGACCTTCTACGCCCCAATACCTAGTACCCTTCTTCAAATCGCGTTCGACTAACTCAGTTAACCACTTTGCGGGGGCTACTCGGGTGGCACTTACCTCAAACCAGTGGCTGTTTAGTCCCATAGCCAGCCATTTAGTTATCTCCGCCCAGGTAATACTGCGTAACTGGTTTTCCGAGTTGGCCGAGATAATGGTTGTCGAGCCAATTCGCGTCGATGTCATCCATATAGTTAGCCAACTAACTAGCGCGGACTTGCCGATACCCCGTCCGCTAGATACTGCCTCCTGCAATACCGAGTAGTCGACAACGCCCTTGTTCTTCTTAATATGGTCGGCAATATCTTGCAGCACCTCGCGCTGCCATTTGCGCGGGCCAGTGAAATGTTCCAGCGGCGTACCCTTGCGCCCCCAGGGGAACAGGTACAGCACAAACGCTAGTGGGTTGTCTTTGAGCGCCGGACTCCACAGCCGGGCCATGAGTTCTTGTTCGTCTTCAGGTTGGTAAATTGTGGTCTGCATCTATGATTTCTATGACGCGCCGCTCTGCCTCTGCCAGCGCCTGGGTTATGGATATGCGTTGGTCGATCTCTACTGAGATGGCCTGCTTGGCGACCCAGCCGTGTTGATGCTTCAGTATCTCTAGCGCCGCCTTGGCGTCGCCGCCTCGCGCTGCGCTGTGCAATATCTCTGCCATCTCGCGTTCGCCGTCGGCTTTGCCTTTCATTGCGGCCATGTTCACGACCGGATCAAAGTTACTCAGCGTCATGAACTCTTGCGGCAGCATACCGGCTGCAAGCGCGAGTGTCTCACCGCGCAGCCCTAGCTTTGCTGCGTCGTACACGGCCTGTAAGCGCGACTCTGTTGCTTTTAGCTCTCGAATTGATAGCGGGAATGAGACCATGTCGGGTTTATATCACAAAAAATAAAAATTCTAGCCAAAAAATTGTTTGCAAAAAATTGTCTGCGGGCGCTCCGTAGCCGTGGCCTCAACCCGTCGGCCCTCCCTCCCCGGCCTCGACCGCCAGGGCGACCGCCAGCCGCCAGCCGCCCGACCGCCGCCGCCGCCAGCGTGTGGGCAGTGTGTGCCAGCACACGGCGCGCAGCTACCAGGGCGCGCAGCACGTGCTACCAGGGCGCAAAGTGTGTGTCATGTGGGCAGTGTGGCCGGATGACACACATGACACACATGAGTGTGTGTGCCATGTGTGCCATGTGTGCCGTATGGCACACATGACCCACAGAATCGCGTGTGGGTTGATTTGTGGGTCATGTGGGTCATGTGTGCCATATGTTTTCAGTCGCCAAAACTCCGCACATCTGCGCGGAGCCTAGTTCCTGTACTACAAACTACTGTATATATATACAGTATATATTCTTTCATAAGTCTAATCAAATACATGGCACACATGACACACAAACGGGCATTTTCATTGGGCAGTACTAGGCTCACGTCGTCACCCACACGTCACCCACAATCCGACACACATGACCCACAATTCCAGGGTGTCGCGTATGTGACAGACACTGTAACTTTATCGGTTACATTAGTCCTTGTCAGCATTCAATCCACTAAACGAAAGTACCAAATGAACAAAGCAAACCAGCGCGAACTAGACAAAGCACTCATGTTGATCAACATGGGCGACGACACAATGACAGGCATTGCTTGCCGCACACTGGCGACAATCCAGCGCTGCGGTACTGCTAGCGACACTAAAGTGATCCTGTCAGTGATCAAACAGCATGGTCTGTCACATCACTTCTACACTGAAAACCATTGCTTAGTCGCACACTGATTCCAGCGTATAGCGGCCACTGGCCGCTATGCGATGCAATCCGCATCAAACAACCAAACAACCTGGATAAACAAAATGGCCATTTTTACCCTTGCAGAGATCAACGCATCCGACGAACCCGGATTTTTAGTCGATTGCGTTATGCGTCTTAATGGAACCATCTATAGAGCTTTCGCTGCTATTCCATGGGACGAAGCCAAATCAATAGCGATATCTGCCATTGAAGATGGTTTCCAGGTAGAGATCGAAGAGCATGCCCGCGCCTGATTCCAGCGTATAGCGGCCACTGGCCGCTATGCGATGCAATCCGCATCATTCATAAAGTACATTACCATGCAAGTTCACCTGACAATCAAATCCGCCAACGCGAAGACCGGCCCGATACCAGTCAGCACCACGGCCAGCGACTCATGCCCGACAGATTGCGCTATGAAAGCAGAATGTTACGCGGCGACCGGGCCGCTCGCGTTGCATTGGAAAGCAGTCAGCACCGGCCAGCGTGGCACGGATTGGCCGACATTCACCGCCGCCATCGCCGCGCTGCCAGACGGCCAACTGTGGCGCCACAATCAGGCAGGCGACCTGCCGCAATCAGGTGGCACCATTGACGCCGCCGCGCTCGGCCAGTTAGTCGCCGCCAACGCTGGCCGCCGGGGCTTTACTTACTCTCACCACCGCGACGCCGAATCGATCAATTGGATTCGACACGCCAATGCATGGGGCTTTACTGTCAACTTATCGGCCAATGATCTGACCGACGCCGACACACTGGCCGATCATGCCGCCGGGCCGGTGGTGGTGGTGTTGCCGTCAACTCAAACAACTAACACCACCACGCCTAAGGGCCGCCCGGTAGTTATCTGCCCGGCCACGCAACGCGACAATGTATCGTGCGCGACCTGCCAACTGTGCCAACGCCAGCGCGGCGCCATCGTAGGATTCCCGGCCCATGGTTCACGCCAGCGCGTCATTAATATGCGTCTGGCAGCGTGACGGACTGTCAGGCGCCCGGGCGGCGCCTGACGGGCACTCATGCCACCTATTGGAGACAATATGACCACCTTATCCGATATGCTGCGCCATTACAGCATCCCCCAGCTACTTGATTTCGCCGACTCACTAGACCCAAACAACGGCTGGCGTGAGGCGGTCGCGGAAGACCCATCGGTAACCCGCGACCAATTGACCGACGCCATGCTGGGCGCATACGACGACGCCGATACTCACGCTTGGATCAACAAATTATGAAATTTTCTATCGGCGATAAAGTTACTTTTCATCGCGACGTCGTCCGCCGACTCGGGTGTGATAAACGCGTGGCCGACGCGCGCGGGCGCGTGGTTAACGTCAACGGTCCAGTGGTTTCCGTTGACTTTATGGGCACGTGGAATCGTCACATTGACGGTTCAACCGTGCGCCACGTGCCAGCATCTAACTTGACCAAAATTTTAGCTAACGGGGTAGTTTATGATTAAGACTATGACCGCCCGGTACCCGGGCCGCGATGCTATCACGGGCGCCCGTATCAACCCGGGTGACGAGATTCAATATGACACTGTGACCCGTAAAGCGTGGGTTGCAGAGCCGGGCGATATGGCGCGCCCCTTTGCCAGTGGTGCCGTCACGTTCTACGGTGAGAACGGGGCAAACACGTTCTACCGTAACCCCCGTGGCCGCTGCGAGGATGCTCCATGTTGCGGGTGTTGCACGATATGAGGAAACTACTCTGGACCCTATTTCAGGGACTTATCGGCGCTGCCATTTGGGGTCTTCCCTTTATTTGGTACTTTTGGAGCATGAAACCATGAAAACACACTTAAGCTACAGCCAAAATGGATGGGTTCTGATCCATCAAGGCTCACCCCTGTCTTTTTAGGAGTGAAATTATGAGTAAGCATACACCGGGTCCGTGGGTGACTGAGGTAATTGACACAATTAATGGGGAACCAGCCTACTGGCACATTGTGCAGCAAAATAAAAAAGGCGTTGTTGGGGACGTGCAGTCAGTAAATTTTGCTGACGCTCAATTAATCGCCGCAGCGCCTACCTTGCTGGAAGCGCTCAAAATGGCCCTAGAAGCCCCCGACGACGATAGATCGTGGGAAGACTATGCAATAGCCGCAATCAAGGCTGTAGACCCGATGTGGAAAGACCCTTTAGTCAACTAACCAATGGAGTAACACATGAAAACAATCACACTAGGCCGCGCCCGCTATACCGTGCGCGATGACCGCGACATCCTGGGCGAACTGTTGAAAATTACAGGTAAGCATAAGCCGGTCAAGAGCAAAGGCCCGGAGCGGCGTATGTACCCGACCGAAGGCGCTAGCCTGTCAACGGCGGCGTATACCGCGCAGTATTACGCGCTTAACAGTACCCGGCGCAACTTTAAGACCGGCGGCGGGCCATATGGCACAGACTGTAGCTTGACGGGGTTTTACGAGGGCCTCAGCGACCGCGTGAGCGTGCCGCAGGGCGAAGACAACATGGAGGTGGAACTGTGATCATCCAGAACGCCGACTATGGGATCAGCGCGGAGGTCAGCCGGATGGCCGACGGTCGCTGGCGCGTCACGCTGCGCGACGACGACACGGGCGAAACTGTGCCGTCCGCCAAAATCTTCACCCTAGAGGCCGACGCCCTGGCGTATGCGGAAAAGATATGCTCATAGCGGCCCTAGTAGCCGCCTTGATGGCGCTGCTGCTGAACCTATAAAAAAAGGCCCCTAGGGGCCTTTTCTCATGTTAGCCGGGCTATCGTGATTATGCGACCGTCCGGCGCATCTCCGACCGACTCATGTTGACCAGTTCAGGCGCCACGAAAATGTGTTTCTTAGAGTTGAAGTCTCGGGAATGAATCAGGCCCATATCGACCCAACCGGCTTCGCGGAACGCATGGAATAGGGCGCCCTGGACGATCTTGATGCCGGGGGCCACGGCGCCCGACCCCTGCACACGGTCACAGATAATGTGGAACGGCGAACCGATCACGCCCTGGGCGAAGGGGCCGCGACGCTCGCGCATCATCTCAACCAGCACCGACTCGGCGGTACTCATACCCGCCTCGACCATGATGGCCTTGGCTTCGGTCATGGGCGGCGGGGCCGACGGATTGAAAGCGGATACGTCACGGGCCATCAGCCACGCCGCCACGCCCGCGAAGCCGCCCCGGTGAACGTACCAGTTCCAGAGGGCCACGGCGTCGGCCTCGGGCAGGCGTTCGGCAGCGGCCCACAGGACAAACCAGCGGCGGTCATCAGAGGGCAGCGATATGGACACGCGCTCGTTAGAGAAGGCGACGACCAGCACACGATTAAGGGCCATGTAGGGGTGCAAGCCCTTGCGGTTGACCGGCAGGTACTCGGGCGGGGCGGCGATGACAGGCTTAAGATGGTTCTCCAGCGCCCGGCGGTCACGGGCCTCGGACTGGCGCAGCTCGGCAATCTCCATGACCTCGCATTCCAGCCCGTAGCCCCACTGCGACGTCAAGTCTTCATTTTTGACCAGCGCGCAGTTCAGCTTAGCCGGGCCGCCAATGGCCCAAAAGAACGGGGCCAGCAGGGTATCCTTGCCCGACCCTGGCTTGCCGCCCAACAGCACGGCATGGTTGATCTTATGGCCGGGGTACTGCACCTTATGGGCCAGCACGTTGAGGAGATGCTCACGCTCGAAGTCGAGCGGAACCATCCGCTCCAAATGGCGCAACCAAATGCTGACATCGCAGGCCACAGGCGTCGGGCGGGCGTCGCGCCAGCGGTTGCCGTAAACCAGCCCATCACGCGACACCAGCACAGACTCGCCAGCGGCGAAGGTTATGCCGACCAGCGACTTAGCGCCAGCGGCCTGCCGGTTCTCGTCGAAACAGACCGACGCTTCAATTCTGCGGGCGGCCTTGCCGGTCAAATGAATCGACACGCACTTGATATGGCGAAACAGGGCGTTGAAGGTCTGCCGGGGTATCTCGCGTCGGTCTTGCATATCAAAAAACGCCTCGTCGTTCTGAAGGTACGCAAAACGCTGATACCAGCCCGACTTCTCGACCCGGCCTAGTTCGCGTTGCTCGACCTCGGCGATGATCTCAGCAGCGGCGTCGGGGTAAGCGGCGCTGGGTTTGATCTTGGCAAGGGCCAGTTCAAGGTGCGCGGCCATCAGTTCGTCGCGCAGGCCGGGGGCGTGGCGGGGGCCGCCCTGGTCGGCAACCCACTGCATGAAGGTGTTGCTGTCCAAGTCGACGCAGTGGCCGTGCATACAGCAGAACGCCCGGTTAAGGGGCATATAGCGGCCCTCTGGGTTGCCGTCGGTATGCTCGGCGCTATTCGGGCAGATGACGCCCGCCCAGCCCTCGGCGTTGGGGTGCGACAGCAGCAGACCCTGGCCGGACAGCCAGACCAGCACGTCGTCGGCGCCATCGTCGGCCATTCGTATCGGGCGGGGGCCGGAGGACTCAGCCGGGCCGGGCGTCACCTCAAGGGCGGCGCAGATGTCGGCCAACAGGTACTCGCGCTCGGGGTGGAACTCGACTAAGACTGACGCGAACTCGGCCTTGTCAGGTTTGAGGTTGATCGAACCGGGCAGGCGGAAGTTGCGGACGGGGTTACAGGCGCCGGGGTCGGTGTAGCCCGCAGCGGCGATGGCCTTGATGGCGGCGGCGAACTCGCCCTTGGGCGGCTGCTCACTAAAGACGTAGCCGTACTGGTAGTTGCCGGGCGACGTTTCCATGATCCAAGTCGGCGGCAGCGGCGGGGTCTTGCTCTTAGTGCCGATGTCGTCCAGCACCATCACCGCGCAGTATTCGCAGTTGGCCGACGACGCCGACACGCGACCGTCCTCGAAACGGTCGACGATGAAGGAGGCCGTGTTGCCGTACCATGCCTCGCCCTCACGGACGCCGTGGGACGGCAGGTACGAGGGCCAAGTGGCCTTGACAGCCCCGTCGGCGTGATACTGCCGTTCGCCGCCACGCAGTTGTGGTTTTTGGCGCACAAACAGCATTGTCTCGCCCTCGGGCGCCAGCTTAGTGATAAACTCTAGAAATTGCACGTTGTCATCCTTTGCGCCGCCCCTGACCGGGCGGCGTTTTTATTTGCCGTAACGCGGCATCGTCTTGATGCCACAAGCCAGCGGCAGGCCAGTGGCCCATGCTGGCGGCGTAGTCATCACTCTACGCACTTCCTCCTCTGAACCGCCCTCGACGACGATCTCGTCGTGAACGTGCAGAACCACATCGTCAAGCTGGCGCAGCGCGTAGCGCAGCAGATCGTTGGCGACAGCTTGGGTGACATTCTCACAGGCCAATCCTTTCCAGAGTCGGGCGCGGGGCCACTCGGTGGCGTCCTGGGCAGGCTTCCACGCTGCCTTGGCGTAGCTGATGCCGTCGTCCTCCAGCCGGGCGAAGGGGTAGCATAGCACCCGGCCAGAAGGTAGAGCGTACCAGAGATGGCGACCGTCAAACAGGTAAGTTATCCGCCCGGCGGTGAACTCCTGCCCCCGGTTCCGCATCGCCCTGGTGTACTGCTGCTCAAGCTGCGACCAGAAGCCCACCGCCCACTGATTGTTGCGGCGCCACGCGTCGACCATCCGCTTAGAGTCGGCCTCGGACAGGCGCACACTGTAGATGCGAGCCATCGACGCGAACGCGCCGACACCGCCAGCAAAGCCGCAGGCCAACTCCTGAACCTTGCCGATCTGGCGCTGCGCGGACTCGCCGTCACGGTCGTACTCGGCCTTGATGTCGTCATAGGTACGGTTGAACGTGCCAGATGCGTTGACGATGTACGGGTCTAGGCCAGACTCAAAAACGTCCAGCTTGGCCTGACCTTTACCGGACAGCCAAGGGTTAACCCGTGCCTCAATGGATGACCAATCGGCGACGACGAACTGCCGACCCTTGGCCGGGATCAGCGCAGGGCGCAGCATCCCCCGGAGAACGTCGGTAACGCGCTTGCCGTACTTGGGAACGATGGCGTGGCCCCGGCACATGGCGGCGCGGACATCCTCGGGGGTCTTTGCGACCTTGCGGGTGAAGTTGTGAACCTGGGCGCCGTAGCTGCTGGCGCGGCCAGTAGCTGAACCTCCAGCGAACACAAACGCGCCCCGGACGCGACTGTCCTCAACGTCGGCCAGTTGGGCTAAGCGGTTGAACTTGGCTACACTGGACGCCCACAGGTCGTCGGCGCACTGGATGATCTCCTGAACGTCGGGCGGCACTCCGTCGCAGTTCAGCAGGTTAGCGCGGACGGTCTTGTCGATGCTGACCTTGTCGTCCTTGGTCATCAGGGCGCGGGCCTCGGGGCCGACACGATCCCAAACCCACTGGCGCATCTTAGGGCTGCGGACAGAGACAAGCTCACCCGCCGACACTTCCTTGACGATCTGGGCGATCTCAGCGGCCTCAGTGGCGGCGTAGGACACCGCTGCGCGGCAGAGCGGCACATCGACCAGGACGCCCCGGTCGTTGATGCGCTCGTTGACATGGTAGTCGGCCAGTTCCTCGTCCGACAGCGGGCGCATGGCCTGACTGATGGCCCGCATCGCCCGGACGTCCTGTTCGCAGTACGCCACCATCTCGGCGGTCAACTCAGCCGACTCCTGGTAAGGCGGTACGCACATCTTGCGGATTAGGGCAGCGCCCCGGTGATCCTTCTTCATTGACGCGCCCATGAAGCGCCCGGCGTCTTCCAGCGACCCCGGCGCACAGTTGGCGCGGGCCTGCGCTGCCGTACAGTAGAAAGATTCTAGGGGGTAATCTTTCTGTAGAACGTACCAGCAGATCAACCGCTCAAAAGCAGCGTTATGGGCCATGATGCGGTGGCCGGTAAAGTCAGGCAGGGGCTGGCCGGGCAGCCAAGTTACGACCTCGCCATCGTCGACGGCGTAACTCATGCACAGAACCTCGGTCGTCAAGTCCTGCGCGTAGTTATAGACGCCGCGACTTTTAAGGTCGCAGGTGGAGCGGGTTTCAAAATCAAGCCAGATCATTTTCCAATGCCCACTCTTGCGAATGGGCATCAGGAAGCGATTACGCTACGCGACGACGGCGCCCGGCTGGTGCCGGTGCCTCGACTTCAGGCTCACCATCCATGCTCACCCATTCGATAATCTCAAACACCGGAGTGTAGATTTTGCCGTATGACTTATGCTGATAGTGATCCTTTTTCAGCTTGACAACGGCCACAGGCTTGGTCTGATCGACATCAACCTGCTCGGCCAGCGCGGCGGCAATAGCCTGGACGCCACGCTTACCGCCGACCGAGGTCGTGGTGTAGCGCACTTCCATGCCCTTGTCGTCACCCGACAGGCACTTGAGGCTCATGCCAATCTGCTGCTCCCAGCCACGCTTGGCTGATGGGGGCGCGTCTTCGATCTCCGGCAGCGGCTGGCTGACGGCGACCATCTTCTCGCCAAGCACCTCACCGTCGCCCCAGGCGATGAAGCCGTGGACGAAAGAGAAGGGATTGACGGCCCAGGTCGAGTCATCCTCGACCTCGGTCTGGTCGGCGCCAAACACCCAGTGGCCGGTCTTGTCCATCTTGAGGATGACAACACCGGATGGGCCAGCCGCCGACACGGCCATGCTCTTCAACGCAGTTGAGAGGGTACTGATAGCTGGCAGACCAGCTTTTGAGAACACTGAAAGATTAGACATGATTACCTTTATTGCAGTTTAGAAAGGGCGGCAGTCAACTGCTTACCCAAGAGGATCACCTCGGAACGCGGATCATCCGCGCTTGCCAAGGTGTTACCTGAACTGATGGCGACGACCACATCAGCAGGAAGGGCGATCTTGCGCTTTTTGAGCACCTTCTCGACCTTCGCTGGTGACAATAGCGAAGTCTCCATCACCTCAGATTCGTCAAGGCCCAACGCGAACAAGGCGACCTTGGCCTTGTCCTCGTCAGTCCACTGTCTGATCGCCCGCTTGGCGACCAGTTTGTACTCGGGCAGTTTGGCCCCGGACTCCATCATGGAGAGCGCCAGCTCGCGCAAGCTGGAAATCCAAGTCTCCAACAAATCCGCGTTTTTTAAGTAGGTGCTAATTTTTCCCGCGTCTAAATTGTCCAACGTCGTCGCCAGCGCCCGGTCGGCAGCGCCTGTCATCTGAGGGCAGATAGGCTTGGCGGTGCAGAACCGGCAGTGGTC